CCCCGGCCAATAGCGGCACGCTGCCGTCTACGCCGAATGCGTGGGCTCCTCCGGTTGGTTCGCAGATTGTTGTCTCTGGCGCGGCTCCGGTTACGCTGAACGGCGTTTACACGGTAACCTCGTCCACCACGACGACGGCTGTTGCGATTTACAGCAGCGGTAACGCGGGCCCGGCTTCGGTCACGTCCACCACGTTTGGTACTGTCACCATCTACGTTCCGGTTGCTGGCATTTTTGTCGGCTGCAAGTACCTGTCGGTCGCTCAGAAGCGCACCGTCTGGTCGAACTACTGGCCGGGCTCGGATGCGAACACCAACGCAAACGTCACGGCATACGTGGTCAACGACCCGAATGCTCAGTTCGTTGTGCAGACCGCCAACTCGAATACGACGTCATCTGCTGTTGGTATTGCCAACATCGGCCAGAACATCGGATTTGTGTACGGCAACTACTACAACACGTCGGGCACTCAGGTTACTGGCTTGACCAACGGCAACACTGCCACGGGTCTTTCGACCGCCTACGCGGATCAGTACTCTCTGAGCACGCCGGGCGGCTATCAGCCGCTTCTCCCGTTCCGCGTTGTCGCCCTTGCCAACTACACGCCTGACGGTTCAAACCCGCTTCAGTCGATCAACGGCAACGACTACACCTCTGCTTACAACCGCATCGTTGTTGCATTCAACAATGCGATGCTGAAGCAGTCCTACGGCGTCTAAGGAGTAACTAAAAATGGCCGTTAATTTAAGTGCTATTAAAGACCTCCTGCTGCCGGGACTTCGTGGTGTAGAAGGCAAGTATGAGATGATCCCATCTCAGTACGACAAGATCTTCACCAAGCATGACTCGAAACTCGCCCTCGAGCGTACCGCCGAAATGCGTTACCTCGGCCTCGCGCAGTTGAAGTCGGAAGGCGCTCAGACGTCGTTCGACAACGGCGCTGGTGAGCGTTTCGTGTACAACCAAGAGCACTCGGAAATCGCTCTCGGTTACGCGATTACGCGCAAAGCGATTGACGACAACTTGTACAAGACGCAGTTCCACCCGTCTAACCTCGGTCTGATTGAATCTTTCCAGCAGACCAAGGAAATTTACGCGGCGAACATCCTCAACACGGCGACGACGTATAACCCGAATATCGGCGGTGACGGTGTTGCCTTGTGCAGCACATCTCACCCGATCGACGGCAATACGATCGCGAACAAGCCGACGACTGACGTTGACCTCAACGAGGCGACGTTGTTGAACGCGATGATTGCGATCCGCACCAACTTCCGCGACATGGCGAACCTCAAGGTCTTCGCTCGTGGTCGTAAGTTGATCGTTCCTCCGCAGTTGGAGCCTGTTGCAATTCGTCTTCTGAAGACGGAATTGCGTCCGGGTACTGCAGACAACGACGTCAACGCAATCCTTACGACGGCTGGCGGCCTGCCGGAAGGCTACATGGTCAATGACTTCTTGACCTCGTCCTTCTATTGGTACTTGCTGACGAACATTGACGGCCTTTCGTACATGGAGCGCGTCAAGTTTGAAACGGACATGCAGGTCGATTTCGTTACGGACAATCTGTTGGTCAAGGGCTACGAGCGGTACTCCTTCGGGTACTACAACTGGCGCTCGATTTACGGTTCGTTCCCGACCTCGTAATACGGAAAGGCTCCCAGCAATGGGGGCCATTCTTAGGAGACAAATATGTCATCGACTATTTTTACGGGTCCGCTACTTGCAGGTAACGTCCTCAACAGCGACGGCACGGGCAACCTTGCTGGCGTTGGTGGTAGTTCCGGCACGCAGAACGTGGGCTTTGCGGAGATGGTGCAGTTTGCGCCTATCACGCAATCGACCTCTTCTGTTGCTACGACTATCGTCATTCCTGCGAATAGCCTTATCACCAGCATGTATGTCAACGTGACGACTGCTTGGTCGGGCGGGAACTTGCAGATTGGCGTTGCTGGTACGGCAACGGCGTTTGCGAATGCTGTCACGGCGCCCGGCGTAGGCCAGAACTCTGTTACTCCGACCACTGCAACTCAGGTTGGTGTTTGGAATAACGTGAGTTCGACGCAAGACCAGCAGGTCGTTGTGAGTTCTACCGCTGGTACAGCGGGTGTTGGCGTTCTCATCGTCAAGTACCTGCAGGCGGCTAACGGTTACACCAACGGCCAATACGCGGCCTAATGGGAGCATGATATGAAAGGTCATAAGAAGCATCACAAGGCCAAAGGCGGCCACGTTGGTGTCAACGAAGCGGAGATGGACCTCAAAACCCGTCCTGAACCGCGCACCAATGCGAAGGAAATCGACAAGGAAGCCGAAGAGCGTAAGCATGGTGGTCGCGCCAAGCGTAAGCACGGCGGTAAGGCGCCTAAGCACGAGATGATGGTCGAAGGTCATCACGGCAAGCATCACGCTGGCCGTAAGCCGCGCAAGCATGGCGGCAAGACCTCTGGCAACATCTTTGCGTTCACGGCCCACAAGGGCACGGAGCCGAAGGCGCATACCGTGGAAATGGGCATGAAGTAAACTGGGACCCCCCTCTACCCAGTTTTTCTTGCACTAACGGGGGCCTTGTGCCCCCGTTTTTCCTTCGACTTGAGGACATGCCATGCGCCCAGTAACAGTCACGGTTGGCCCACTTGCTGCTGCGAGCGCCAACAACATTTGCACCACACAGACGCCGACGACGTCGTTCACCTTGAACGGTGCTTTAGTCGTCAATGGTGTTGCTTTTTTGGATACGCCTCGTCGAATCCTTTTCACCACGTCGGCCAATGAGAGCGGCAAGAATGCTGTTCTGACGGGAACCGATTACAACGGCAGCGCGATTACCGAAGTGCTGGCATTGACCAACATCGGCACCAGTTACACCAACATGGACTTTGGCACGATCAAGTCGATCACCATCAGCGCCGCTGCGGCTGGCGCAATTACGGTCGGAACCAATACAGTCGCTTCGTCGATGTGGGTTCGCCTTGATGAATATGCGTTACCGCAAACCTCTATTCAGGTTACGGTCAACGGAACGGTCAATTACACGGTTCAGCAGACCTTGCAGGATCCAAACAGCCCGACCAATCCGGTCCTCCCTTATCAGGTGGCGTGGGTTAACAGCGCGGACCCTGCTGTAGTCAATTCGACGGCGACGGTTCAGAGCAATTATACCTACAATCCAACATGGGCTAAGGTGACGCTCAACAGCGGCACGGGCTCTGTTTCGGCAGTGTTTGCCCAATCCGGCAACGCGCCTTACTAATCTGGAGAATGACCCATGGCTGGTTTATCTGAAGCCGCGCAAACTCTTCCCGCAGATCCGACATCCAATATCACTGCGGCTCCGCAGCGCCTGCGTGACAACGTCGGCAAGTTAGAAGTTTCGGAAGTCCAGAACCTCTTTGAGGCCGACTTTGAATACGGTGGCCAGCCGATGCGCTGGGAACAGGTCATTATTGGCGGCGCGACAATTACCCCTAACTCTGCGTTGGGCGGCGTTGTCATGTCGGTCACTGCGGCTTCAGGCGACATCGCAATTCGCCAGACTCGTCCGTATATTCGGTATCAGCCGGGCAAGACTCTGTACATGGCCAGCGGTCTTTTGTTTGGTGTCGCCAACACAAACCAGCGCCAGCGCGTAGGGTTTTTTGACGATGGTAACGGGTTGTTTTTTGAACAGGCTGATCCTACTGCAACAAATCCTTCGGGCATGTACGTTGTTTATCGATCGGACGCGAATGGTTCAGGCGTTGTCGATACTCGTATTCCATCTAATAATTGGTCGGATCCTCAAGGCGTTTTCCGTGGTTTAAATCCTGTTGTTGGCGCTTTCAACGTCAACAACATTCAAATGTGGTGGGTGGAATTCGCTTGGTACGGGGCCGGGTTGCTTCGTTGGGGCGTCATGGTTAACGGCGAACCGTACGTCCTCCATCAGGTCGGTATAGGCAACTTGTCTGCCCAAACGCTTGCATGGGCGCGCACGGGAAACTTGCCTGTCCGGTATGAACTTCGCAACATCGGCGCTTCTGCTGCTGGCAGCATGACGCACTATGGCGTGTCGGTTCTTGCCAAAGGCAAGATTGATACTCAGCGTGGGTTTACGTACGGCTACGGCACCAGCGCCTCCAGAACCGTTACCACAGGCACTCGCTATCCGGTTCTTTCCGTCCGTTACCGCAACATGGGCACGTTGGAGTATGGCGTTGATTCGGCCTACTCTGGCGCCAACGGGACTCTCCCTGCAGGTGGCGCTGCGATTGCCAGCGCAACCAACACCGCTGCCTCTAGCACCGTGACGCTGACGGGAACTCCGCTTGTCGCTAATGCATGGGTTGGCAAATACATTTTCTGCCGTGGCGCCACGGCATCGATCACGGGCATTACGATTACGGGTAGCGTGGCCACTGCCACGACGGCGGCGAATCCCAACTATTTGACTGTTGGTCGTTGGGTGACGATTAACGGCGCAACGCCAGCGACGGGCACGTTTCCTACTCAAGTTCAGATCACTGGCGTCACGGCCAACACGTTTACCTTTAACACGACGGCTTCGGGCACGGTAACGGGCACGATCACTTACCAAACGGGTCAGGGATCTGTTGGCCGCATTACCGCAAACACGACAAGCGCCCTGACGGTCGTGGATAACGTGCAGGGTGGCCCGATGCCTGTCCTGCCTGCGGCTGGCGGCAACTACATTCTCGGAGTCATTGACCGTGGTCAATTGCTTCCGCAGATTCTGTCCATTTTCTCTAGCGCCAACTGCACGCTGGAATTGATTGCGTCTACTTACTCTTCTCCGATTGCGTTGACTGGCGCATCGTTTGCAACGATGTACAGCCTTGGATCGCTGAACAGTTTCGCAGAGCGTGACGTTTCCGCTACGGGGCTTGTTGGCGGCGAAGTGGTCTATAACGCACCTCTGCCCTCTGGTGCTCTGCAGAACTTTGACCTGTCGAACTTTTTCCCGCTGTACAACAATGTGCAGGGCAATCAGCCAGACATTTTGACGGTCGCCATTACTGGTTCTGCGAGCATCAATGCCAGTATCATTGCTCAAGAAGCAATGTCTTAATCCTCTGGATAGGAAGGCCAAATGAGCGCTGGCACTTACAATTTAAACATTGAGCAAGGCGCGACGTTTATTCGGGTCTTCCTTTGGCAGGTCGGCGGTACGACGGACTGCGGGGGCTGTAGCACCAGCACATCGACGGCCACGCCCGTTGATTTGACTGGGTTTTCTGCCGACATGCAGATTCGGCAGACCCAGCAGTCCACCACGATCCTGTATGAGGGCAGTACCGCCAATGGAAATATCGTCCTTGGCGGCACTGCTGGGACGATTACGCTGACAATCCCATCCACGACGACAGCCGGGTTCACGTGGCTGCGTGGCGTTTATGACATGAATCTCACTTCTGCCGGGGGTATAGTTACGAGATTGCTGCAAGGCACAGTCGTCGTTTCTCCAGAAGTGACCCGGTGATATGTCTGGATCCACAAATTCACCGAATCAAGTCTCCTCTCTTGGGCCTGATGATCTAGTACAGGTTACGGTCACTGAGACGCCTCAATTTGAGGTTTCGGTCACAGAATCGCCCACCACGGTCGCCGTATGTGATGGCGTCACCGACGTCGTCATTACGCAGGCAACTTCCGAAATCGTCTCGATTGTCGAAACGCCACAGCCGGAAATCGTTTCGGTAGCGGTTGTTGGCCCTCAGGGCCCACAAGGACCTCAGGGTCCACAAGGCCCTGCAGGACCGTCTTTGCCGGGCCCTACTGGCGCCACTGGACCTACTGGCCCTACTGGCCCTGCTGGTCCCACAGGCGCTACGGGCGTTACTGGAGCCATGGGTCCGCCGGGGAATGACGGGTCTGACGGCGATGAAGGTCCTATTGGGGCTCCCGGCCCACAGGGTCCGCAAG